GGCGGATGTAATCAACAAACACAATGTTAAAACGACACAGGACAAGAGTTCCACAGAAAAAGCCCAGATTCACGCTAGCGGTGAAAAAAAGAAAAACCAGAAACAAAGAGAAAGAGAAAAGTTCATATCAGAGATAGACAAAAAAATGATCAGAAGCATAAGCCATGACAACTCAAGGAAGTTCATCAAAGATATTGAGTCATCCCCATGGTTGACAGCCATATTAAATGATAGTGAGAATATAATGTGTCCTTTGGACAACTACTGTATTTATAGTGACGATGATGATAGCTTAAATGTACTTCCTAGGGCCTTGTCTTTAGCAAGAGCAATTTGGCTTAACAAGAAAATCATAGAACAATCTGATCTGGGCGTTCTTCTTGATATAATGACGATTTTAATTAATGTCATGGAAAATGAGAGGCATTTGGTGAATGATAAACAATACGCAGATTATTTAAGGACCATATCTTCAATTTTATTTCATTTAAGACATGATTTATTGAGTACATTTTATCTTATAGAAAACAATAAACCTTCATGTTTAAAAACTGATGCTGATTTGACTGAGTTTGGCATAGATCAAACACCTGATATTTGCATAATTGAAGGAAATAAAATTAAGATTGTAGAAACAAGTATTAGTTCGTCTCATGAGAAGACACTTTATCAGAAAGGGGGCTCAGATCTAAATAAATATGATTCTATCAGGAAGGAATTAGAATTAAAAGGTTTTCATGTTGAGATGGAATTATTGATGTATGATACCACATCTAAAATGTGCACTCATGTTTTTAAATGTGTTAGTCAAGGTAACTGGGACAGATTTCAAGATATTTGTGAGAGGATATCAAAGTGTTCTGTTTTCATGGACGATTCTGACATAGAGATTAACTTGCCAAATTGGGTGAGAGAAAAAGCTCAAAACAAATTTTCTCAAACCCTCCAACATTCTCACTTAAAACTTATGCATGTGGACAGGAAGGTTCGTAATAGGCTTTTAACTGTTCCTAATGGTTATAAAGCACAGTATGAATCTGACAAATTCAATTTATTGAACAAGTTGGAAGATTCAGAAAAGAGGGGTGAAAGAGGTAAGTTTACTTTTTTGTTTCAGAGAAATTTTCTTAGATTGATAGAAGATAGTCAAGGAATGTCTAATCAAAGTTGCAAAAGAGCCCTGTTAAATGATGATCATTATAAAATAATAAAAAATTTGAACATTAGCATTTCAAATATGGGTAGAATAAAAATAATCAAATACATACCATCTCACCATGATCCACAGATATCAGTCCCTGTCATCAGCACATCTAAAGAGAATGATGACATTAAAATTATGGAAAATGCTGGTTTTGTAAGGTGGACTGAATCTTATTTATTACCTACAGGTGAAAATGCGTTGTTGCCTCAATGTGAGAATTTGGATGGTTTAGAAAAGGAAATGGTAGAAAGGGTGTTAATGATGGAAAAATGTGGCAGGAAGTATTTGATTGATAAGGAAAACTGTATGGCATCTGTGATGAAAGGTTTGGATATTCTTTCAAACAAAATTCAAAATGATGTTTTGAACATTGATGCTAAAGCATGGATTTCACCATTTTTGACTTTCCCTATTTTTGACTTCAACAGTGTTATAGAATTGAGAGATCATGATGTTAATAAATGTTATCCTAACTCAAAAATGTTCACTTTTGACAAACCTTCACCAATGATACAGGCATGTTTACAATCTATTTTAAGAAGGGATTTAAAGAAAAAAACTAGGTTGTATGTCCCGGCATCTATGTATGATAAGAAAAAAGAAATCGATGGCATGATATCTGCAATCAGGATAGAATTGAGGTCAAAGAATAATAGGAATGTAGATGATTTGAGAAATAAATTAAATGATTTGAAGAAAGATTCACAAAATGAATATAACAAAATAAAAAATGAGAAGAATAGAAGTCAAATTCAAGACACAGCAGTTTATACCATGAAATTTGCCCCTCAAGATTGGGTTAGAAACAAAGACCTCGAATATTTTAATTGGGAGACAAGCGGACAGAAACAAAGTAACAAGATTTTTTCAGGTGATTTTGGTACAATGAATGATGTGGACAATTTTATTGACACTTTCATGGCATACTTAACCACTGACACTAATTATCCTTTTAGAGATTTCAAATTGGGAGAAGGAATTAGAGGTGGTGATTTTTTTCAAGATCTAATTAACAGTGGAATGTCAAGGTACAGAGATATTATGCCTCTATTCATGAAAAAAGGGGCCTTTGCTGCAGCAGACTTTGCAAGTAGACTGTGTTATTCACTGAATTACTTATCCCAAACTACTCACAACTCAACTGAAATTATGATAGACAATTTAGGTTTTGAGAATGTCACATTGTTTGTGCGTGGGGGAAAGAAAATTTATGAAACAAAAACTAGTAGACATTTTAGATTGATGTTACCATTTAATGATAATTTGTACGATTTATTTACTTTAGGTAAGAGTTGCCATAGCTATATAAAGGTAAGGAGAGGTGACGAATTATATATTTTGACGCCATGGCAAACTTTGCATGAAAAACATCTGCAAAGAGGTTTAACATTGAAAACAGCATTTGTGAATTATTGTCTAGTGTACATTGATCGCCAAATAACTGATAGGTTTGAATGGGATCTGAAAAGTGTATTTTTCCCATTGGCACTGTCTCTGCATGGTAGGAGAGAAACTGAAGCTACTTTACATAATTTAAGGTACAGTCTTGCAAATTGTATGGGTCAAAACAGTTCATTGGAAGAAACTTTGCCTGACTTATATTTGAAACCCAAAGATATGTTCCAGTATTGTTTATTAAAAAGACTTATAAAAAATTATCCTGATTACTACAATTCTGCCAGCAAAGGGATTTTGGACAATATAACCCATATTTTTACTGAGGGGAAGATCAATGGAGATTATGCTTTATCTATGATGATATACAGTTCTTACTTGATGACTAAGTCTCCAACATCTCAAAATATAGATCAAAGCAAAAATATGGAGAGTATAATGTCTAAACATGAAGATTTTTTCAAACATGTTGAACCCGGTTTCAAAGGTGATCTACAAGATATTTATGAGATTGATAGTGAAAAGAGAGTGGATGATATAGAGAACAACAATTTCATGTATTCAGCCAAGATGTCCTATCTTGTAGGTAGGCATTTGGCTGAACAATTTATAAGCAAAGGTTTAATCAATGAAATAAATGTTATATGGGACAAAATCATCAAGACACCTTGGGTTCAAGTTGCAAACAGTTCAGGGATGAGATATAGAGGTGAACAATTTTTTGGGCAAAAAGGGCATTATGTTGTAACGGAGGAATTAATGTCTGTTTTAACAAAGGAAGATATTAAGGAGTTGACCGATCAAATGGAATCTGAATCTCATTTTAAAAATGTCAAAAATTATAAAGGTTACAATATTACTTATCAGACAAGGATAAAAACAATGAACCAAGACCCTTTATTAATTTTCCATGTTGTAGATAAAGAACAAAGAGGTGGAGGTAGAGAAATTTATGTCATGGATCTAGAAACAAAAACTTTGCAACAACCTTTAGAAAACTTTTTTAAAGAATTGTGTAAATTGTTAGACATTGAGTTTATAACAGTTCCCAGCAATGAAAGATTACATAAGATACACAGAATGCTTTTCGAAAGTAGAGAACCTGTTATGAAAGAATGGCTATTCGCAACATTGGATTGTAAAAGATGGGCTCCACAGTGTAACACAAATAAATATGTCCATTTCGTATTGGGTTTATCTCCAGCCTTGCCTCAAAGCTTCATGACACTTTTTATGGCATTCTTTGAAATGTATAAAGACAAAACAATACATACATCAGTTAAAACTTATAAGACTTTCATTAAAAATGGGAAGAATGAAAAATATAGCAAATACTTTTTTTATGAGCCTACATTCAAATCTGTATATTTCACACTCCCTTATAGTTTTGTCATGGGGATTTTTAACTTTTTGAGCAGCCTTTTTCATGCTGCAAATATAATCTATGCAAACCATTTGATACCGATAATACTTAGACATAAAAACATGAATGACAATTTTAAAGCTAACATAATTGCTCATTCAGATGATTCAGCAGGAAGATTTGAATCTGAAACAATTGAAAGCTTAAACTATGGTGTAAAGCTCTATGAAATAATACTGGCATTGTGCAACCATAATTTTTCATTAAAAAAATGCGTTTTATCTAAGATATATTTTGAATTCTTATCAATACTCTACATAAAAAACAGACTAGTACCACTTGTTGGGAAATTTATAAGCAATCTTGAATACGAACCAAGTGATAAAGGTCCCTGTCAAGATCTTATAACAGGTGTAAGTTCTTCAATATCAATATTAAGTATGGGTGGAACTTTTGAAGAGGCATTTTTAAAAAAGGAATTATATTGCAATGCAGTTAGAGATTTGTACAAGATACAGTGTGACCGTGAAATATTGCCACAGTTGGGAGGTACACCCAGCTCACATCCCTTTTGGGATTTGATACTAGGATCTAAGTCTGACCTTATTAGACTCTACACTTCGAACCCTGATAGAGTTTTAAGTCAAATATATATTTCAAGTCTGTCTTGCTCCACTAATGATGATTTGACAATTCCAATACTGACAACAAGACCTGACATAGCAATAAAGAAAGATTTAAAAAGACAGAAAAGTATCTTGACTCAGTTTTTATCACCAATAATTCAGGTCATCGAATCAAAATATGACAAAGAATCTGTTAATGAAATCATGAATTTGTTAACAATGTCAAGTGATAAGCATGTATTATTAAGTATGTTAAGATATTTAAAACTTTACAATGAACAGTCTTACACTAGCAGCTTGATGTATGAGACTAAGACTAGAATGATAAGCAGGGCTTTATTCTCAGTCAACCAGAAATGTATGAGGATATTAGACATTCATATCAAACCAAGAGAGATAATAACCTGTGTCAACAATATAGTGAATCAGGTTGAAATTGGTGTTTTAAAAGTTTTTGATAAATTAGTCTGCCTGAAAGATGAATTAGTAGAAGAGGGTCAAGAAACATTGAACTTGATAGATTCTTACAATGATAATACAAAAAATTGGAAATTTTTTATTGAAAAGATGTATCCAGAAGCCTTAGATCTAATGAATAGATTGAAAACTGTTCAAATGGATACAAAAAATTATCAGTATACTGTTATCACACAAAAGCCTACAACATTTAACTTTACATGTAACAATAGTGGTATAACCTTAAATGCCAGATACAATGAAGTGATAATGGAATCAAAGTATCCTGAATATTATTACCTCTTAATGCCCCATAAAACAACAAAGGGGTCATACGATAAAGTTAAGGATGTTTATCCTGAATTGAAGGACAGTTGGATCACTTCAATATTAAAAAAGTATTGTTCTCAATCAATCGTTGACTTCAAACTTTATTCTCAAGTTTTGTCAGGTCATAATCTTGTGAAGGATACTCTAGGTTACATAAAGTTCTTAACAGAAAACAATAGATATCACAATATACTGGTTAAAACAGTTTATAATCCTCAAGTCCTGATGAGTTCAGGTACATTTGGTTACACAAAAGACCCTATACAAGATCTAATGAGGAAAGTAAAAACCTATAATTATATTAAAGATGAATGTTCTTTGGAAGGTTTTATTGATGATATAGATATAAAATTCTTTGGTTCTGAAATAAAAGCCTCTGAATGGTATGTACATGAAGATGCAAATAATTTAATATTTAATATGCTTTCATTGACACAGAAAATCCTTAATGATGTAACGATTAGTAAGTCATTTACTTTAGAACAAATTGATAATATTCCCATTCTATATACATGGATTAAACCTCAAGCTTCAGTTGGTAAGGGCTGGGTTGGGAACAGTTTGCTCTTGATAAAGATAAACAAATGGAGATTTAAAATTGAAACCGTGAAGGATGATGTTAATGTGTTAACAATATTTGGGCCTCAAAAGACTGCCATGTCTGTAGAAGAAGATAACATATTCAATTTATTAATGAATAAATTCAAAATTAATAAAAACATGAACTTTGCTGGTAACAGTAAAAAATATGCTTTTGGTATGAATTCAAATTCAGGTGTTTTAGGATTTTATCCAGAGTCTAGTATAGGTTTAATGTACAACACTATTATCGTGGATCAGATTCATTATTTCGATGTGATATTTCATAGTAGAAGTGTTGTCACTAGGCTGAAAAAACCAAGGAACACGTATCTTGAATTGTATAATAATAATAGGAAAAATATCAGGATATATGGTCCTCTTGATATGTTTGAACATGTTGATGATATTAGAGGGTTAATAGTACCAAAGGATTTCACCAATAACAAATGGAGCAAGCTTATTGACTGTTTAGTGGATTTAGGTTTATACAACAAAGAGATCAAAATGTCTGATTTCATGAATTCTTTTGAAAAGTTTCAATGCTCAGAGGTTGCTGAAAAGTTGATTGATTATGTAGAAGAAAATCTAAAATATGAAAACCATGAAGAATTTTTCTGCAATTTGGAAGATGATTCTGAATTAAGACTCAATTTTTCAAATGGTCTTAAAAATATATTTTCAGAAATGTCTGTTGAAAGTAAAGGATACAATTTACATTCTAATGACTTGTTAAACAAACTTTTAAGAAATTTAGATGTTGCACCTTCTAGTCTCCCTGATAATATAAGAAAAACCTACATTGATGAATCTTATAAAATATTCATGAGGGGGAACATGGAAGAGTTCAGTGATGATTTATACAATTTGATAAAAAATAATTTTTTAACCAATCATATCTCTAATTTTTTAAAGAAATGGGGATCAGAATCTTATTCTTTTACCCTTAAAATCGGTGTTACAAAAGACATAGACGCATTAAATTGTTTTGATTACATAATTGACGAAAGTTCTTTTAAATATTATAAAAATACATTATATTACATCCTAGAACAACTTGATAGTTTTTATGTAACTCATTATGGTGAAATAATTGATTCGTTCAGTAAAATGAAAGGTGTTGTGAGAAAGATAATCAAATTCAACAAATATAGTCACAATGGTTTTGTTTTTAGACACATGTTCAAAAATGCATTGACCACTGATATGTCTACAAACAAATTGAACATTTCTCTGTACACCCTTTATAGTTACATAGATATTATATTTGAAGATGATGAATTGAGATATGCTTTCATAGACCATACACAAGATTTAACAATAGAAGATGAAAACAGTCAGTCTGTAATATTAGTTAGAAAGAGAGACCCCATATGGTCGAATTTGTTGATATTGAAGGATACTAAATACTTGGTTAAAGAATTCATATCATCTTACATCAGAATGTATCAATCTAATATGAATAGCATTGAATTGAGATTGAAAGACAATGAACATAAACCATACATCAACTTGTCCACCATACCTGAAAACTGGTTATTTTCCATAAACAATTTAGCAAGAAATGTGATACATCATTCTAAATTTGAAGAGATGGATAACGTGAAAAACATTACTGTAGAATTTTTAAGCATGTCTAAGAAAATGTCAGATGGTGAATGTGATTTGAAATTTTTTGATAGTGAAAACAAGACAAAAATATATACAGTCAAACAAGTTGATGAAGATGATGATTTATATGATGATTTTATGGATGTTGTTTACTCAATGGAAGATTTTGAATATGATCCCGATAGTGAACTAGATATAACAGTTGTCAATTTAGAGAAAGCTAAACTCAAATATGATAGTAAGGATGAAAAATCAACAAAAGTTAACTTGATTTCAGTTTCAAATTTTAAGATATCAGACTTAGCATTAATATTAACACCAGGAGAAATAACCATACTTGAGACAGATTTGATTTTAGATTTTAGGTTTTATTTTAAGAAAAATTTAATGAGAATTGGTGGAAGGAAATGTTTGAATCTGAAGAGAGATGTTGAAGGGTGTTCCATTATATATATTTTTGCCCCGTTTGATAAACTGGTAGGTAATGACACGTTGAAAAATCTGGGAATTAGAATTCTAGATTTAACTTTAAATGATTATGATCAATTGTTAAGCTTGAACCTCAATTACAAAAAAATAAATGGCAGATATGTTGAGATGACAAGGGAAATCCTTTTGGATAGTTACAGTTTTAAAAATAAACTTATGAATGTTGAACTTAATGAAGATGAGAAAAAATCATTAGGATTATTCACGTCGAAGCTGTCTAAAATAGACATTGACAACATGCGTGGAGACGACATAGATTTTATTATAAAAGAAACCAATGGTCCCACCAGAAACTTGATTTTGTTGGATAAAATAAAAAATAGTAGTGCAAGTGATAAGGTAAAAAGGTACATGGCTGTCATATTAAAAAATCCCAACAAATTGGTTGACTGGAAAAAAGAGTTCAAATCATTCTTCTCTAAAAAATGGTCCGAAATGGGGGAGGAAGTTGATGTTTTCGCAGAAATATTAAAAAACCTAACTAAGGTAGATGCAAAATCTTTACTGCATCAAATAACTGACAAAAGTTTTTTTGAACATTTAAATCCTATTGCAAATGATATGAAAAACATACCAAGTAATGTTCATTTGGGTAAATTGAACTACAATATCTTTGGATATTCTAGCCCAATATATAACGAATTAAAACATGTGTTAGGGGAAAGATTAAACGATGTGTTAGAAGGCTGTATAAAAATGAAAACGAGTACACACCGGGTTTTGAAAACAGTTATAGTTTCTATAGAAAGCACTTTGGAAAAACTATCCTTAAACAATGATGAAGTTTATTATGATAATGATTTTAAGTTGTTATATTTCTTAAAAGCTTTATTGAGTTACTCTTCGATAGATGAAACAGTTGACGATGATAAATTTAAAGAATTTTTATATGAATTGAACACAAATTATGTTTTAGAAAGAGATGAATATATAAGAGAAAAATACAAGAGACCCAAATTTAAAACACCTAATAAGGCAGATAGAAGGAATAAAATAATTATTGATTTCAAAAAAGAGTTTGGCTTTGATTGAAAAGTCTGATCTTAAATAAAAATGATAGATTTGCAATGGTAGATTTTAAAGGTAAATGTTTTGATTTGAT